ATATAATCCAGTTGCATCGCTAACTTGTGCCATAATATATTCCTTAAATCATTGGTGTTAAAGGACCACTTGTTGGGAATCCTCTGTTACCAATATGTGTATGAATGTTATACATTTTTGTATTTACTGTATCGGTCATCCAAAGAGCGCTCATATATCCTATTGAAGCCATAACAGGAAAATTAGCAACCGGTGCATTAACTGATACAAGAGAGTTAATTGTTCCTACTGTATGGATACAACCAGGAGTTGCCAAAGGTGTTGCTGGTGAAGGTATACCCAAAGATAAACCACCCAACGCTGAAGTGAATCCGTACGGTCCAGCAGCTACTCCCATACCCGCATTAACACGGGATTCCGCAGTAAGTGTATCACAAGTGATTGAACCACCCACATCCAAATCTGCATTTACATAAACATTATCTGCCGCAGATAACCGTATTGAACCGCCAAAATTTTCATTGGCTGCAATTGAGATATCATCATCACTTGAAATTGATACTTCTTTACCGCTACGAAGATTATATTCTCCAACTACAATACAATTGTAATCGCCATCAATCTTTTCATTTTTACTGCCAAGAACATGCATATTACAATCACCATTAATAGTAATATTACAAAAACCAGAAATGATTACATTTTTGTTACCGGCAATAATTTCATATCCATCACCAACTATCTTGTGTACAACATCACCAGTTGCCTGCATTTCAATAAAACTTGGTTTTTTACCATGTTGAATACGAATTCTCTCTTGATTAGGAGTATCATCCATTTCAATTGAATGGCCAGATTCCGTTTGTTGTACATTATTATACGGATATTCCGGTGGATTTTCTTCTGTCGCACTTGAAGGAGGCTCAGTAAATGTTCCTTTTGTGGGAGGATCAGGTAGTTTGAATGGTTCAGATAAGGCCATAATTATACTGTTTGTTTAGGATTAGGTTTAGTTGTTGCGGATGTAAAACCAGCTGCTACTTGAGCGGTTGTTGGATTTGATGCTTGCACCAACGATACGGATTGACTTGCACTATTGAGATCCGTTAAACTTGTTGGTGTTGCTGTAATAGTTTTTTGAGAAGTTGTTAAAGTGGAAGCACCAGGAACACTTGCAGCAGCCGAACTTAATGCAGTTGTTGCTAATGTTGCGGTAGCTGCAACGGTACCAACAGTTTTTACTACCGAAGAAACTAATTCACCACCAGCTTTTAATGTGTCTTTTGCTTGAGCAATCAATTCTTTCATACCCGGTTCATCTAAGGTTGGATTTTCGGCTGCATCTTCTGCGGCTGCTTCAGCTAAAGCATCTTTAAAAACTGAAGCTATTGCTGCTATAACTTTTTTTAAACAACCAGCCAACAATGTAACAAATTTAGCAGGTAAACTTAAAATCCATTGAACTGTTGCTGTTGCCCATTTGATATAACCAACAACATCTTTCATAAATTTTTGAATAGGTGTAATATACTCTTTAATAAACATTCTTATTTCTGAAGCAATAGCTTTTAATTTTTGAATAATTGTTGATATTACTCCACCACCATCGCCTAGACCCAAAAGTCTTTTAACGGCACGAATACCTTTTCGAACTGCTTGTGCAATTGCTTTAATGTATTTTTTAAGAGTTACACTTTTCTTAATGTCTTGTGAGAAATCACACATGTGAGCCAAACTGTTGTTCATTTGGTTTAAAGTGGTATTTTTAACAATGCCTCTGGCCGTTGATGGTGTGGTTGGAGCATTAACTTGTGTTGTATCACCAGAGTTTACTGGAGTTACAGTACCTTCTGTACCTAAAACTGGTGGGTCTGCTGGAGTTGTATCTAAAGCCATTTTTAATCCTTAATAGTATCAGCTAATCGAATTGCACCATCCAATATTTCACGATAATGACAATCTCTATCACAATGATGTGGTTCTGTTATAATATCACAATGTGATTTTAACAATTCAATTTTTTCTTTATATTCTTTATCTGTAATTAATCCGCCAGCAAGATGTGCATGGTGAATTTGAGATTCTGCAGCCATCATGTGCAAATCTAATAAATTTTGACTCATTTTATATTACCCTCCTCATCATATCTGTTTGTTGCCAACGATGAATCTGCTGGCACTTTTTTAATTCCAGGTAAAACACCCATCATAATTGGAAATTGACCCGATTCACCATCCATAAAGAAACCAACAATCCAATCTCCTATTCTAGGAACTTGAAAAGACTTTGAATTATTTATTGGATACATTGGAAGAGCCCAAGGCAAATCTTCTGTAGGAATTGATTCTTTATTTTCTGAGTGCCAACCAAAAATACGAATTTGACAACGACCTAGTCCTAGTGGATCAATTCTAGTTTCCACTTCACCGACCCACCAGTTGAATCCATCTTTACCTAAAAAGTTTTTCATCTAAACATACCTATAAATTTATTAACACTATTCAATGCATCAGTAAAACCAGAAAACTCTTTTGCTTCGGCACTATCACTATCACGCTTAACATAACTTGTTGTTGAACTATCTTTGGCCAATTCCAAAATTGTTTGATAAGTACTTGGTGCCACAATAACATGCCTAACTGCCGTTACCAAATATTTACCAGAATAAAATTTGTCCAGCTCTCTTATATTAGAGGATGGCTTTAAAGAATAAATGTCAAACTGTACTGTTCTACCCGCTGTAATACCAGGATCACCAGGAATAGAAGCCTTGATAACAGTATAGTTAGCTAAAGCTAATTGTGCCGTTCTATTTGGAACATTATTCTCCATAAAAACATCTTTAACATCAACATCTGTATTTTTAATATATTCGTTATTCTGTTGGTTTGCATTACCAACAACCATCTTTAAAGTACCTTCATAACTTTCAGTTTCCGTTTTACCAAATCTATTTTTTAATTTATTGGTAACATCTCCTGGATTCAAAGAACTAGATTGATCTTTGTACTTACTATAATTAAAATTAGTAACTTGAAAAGTTCTTGTTATAGGATCCAATGATATTAATTTATTGGATAAAGTTCCTGAGTTGATCTCGTTTACTATATCATATGTTTTAACAATTTCATACTTTAAAATTGATGTTGTTTTATCTTGTAGACTTTGAATTTTATCATCAATATTTTTTGCATCATATCTATAAGTTGCATACACATTACTTTTATACATTGATTGTAATGATCTAAAATTAAAACCATTTTTAGTTTCGAAGAATAACATATCGGCACCAACAGTACCCGTTGATTGTGGTCTTGCATAATTTGACAACCAACTGATTGCTTCAAAAGGCTTTACTCTAGGCATCACCAAATTGGTAATACCAGTTGTTTCTTCAATTGTTTCAATTTTATCGTATGGCACTTTTAATTTTTCTGTTAATATATCACGAACATTATCGGATATTTTTGTGCCTTTGTAAGAATAAGACACCTTAATTTGTTCAGACAAAAGCAATTCTTCGGAACAAAAATATAACGTATATTGTTCGGTATTCATGTTACCAGTTGGAACTCTAGGAGCCAATTTATATACTCTAAATGTTCTATTAATGTTATTTGGACCATCTTTTGTTTTACCAAAATTTACTTCCAAATATTCATTACCAGTTAATTGAAACAATTCTACAAAACCTTGTGCGTCAGTTAATGTTACATAACCAGAAACAACAAAAGTGTATATATCTTCATGATATGAAAATTCTTGAACCAACCGTTTAATTTCAAATTTTTTGCTGGCCGCAGTTACAAAATTTAAAGTGTTTAATGAATAATCTTGAGGATAATAAACACCAGAAGATTCTTGGCCAGGTGCAAAAAGATTTTCTAACATAAAATATTAAGCCATTAGTTTTTTAAATTGTTTCTCAAATTCATCAACATAAGTGCTATTTAAAATATTGATTGTTCTTTTTGATTCATTTAATCGTTGTTCATATTCATATAGAGATACAACTTCTTTTGTTATTTTAAAAAGAATTTCTTCATTACCAACATATTTTGTATAAGATTGTGTGTCAGTTTGTGAATATTCAATTGAACCTAAAGTAAATGTATTGACGGTATCAACCAAATATGTTCTATTGGACTGTGTTATGGTTTTCTCATAGTGATGTACAATAGCCCGTGGGTTCACATCAGAATATTTTTGTGTTACATAATCTTCAAATGCTTTAGGATGCAATGGCCAATCCCATTGTGGATCAGACAACTGATTAATAAACAATATAATCCAATATCTATAAGAATCACCATAATACTTAGCAGCAATAATTTCCGGTGTATCAGTTTCATGTATATCATATTGGTAATATATGGCAGGGTTTTTAAGAAAACTAGGGACAACACTCACCCTACTCATCAAATTAGTGTAGATGTTTGAAACGCCATTTGTTGTGTAAATAACTTTTGGTAGTGTATTGAAGTATTGCATTTATTAATAACCTTTTTCAATTTTTGTTCTGTCAACCAATTGTATTTCTTTAAATGACATTGTTAATGTTGTTTGTACTGGAGCGCCATCAGAATGTGTTGACCATCCATTAGGAGCATAATTGACATCAATACTTTCTATAACACATTCTCCTACTTGAGTAATATTTCTGTTTACTTTTCCATTAAACAAAAATTTTAAATCAAATGTTCCTGGAGGAATAAAAAACATTCCACCACTACCTTTTTGAAGTCTTGGTGCTGCATATTGCCTGAATAGTTTAATAATATTTCGAACTTCAAGAGCTTCTTCTCTTGAATATGGCGTAAAAGTAAAAGCTAATTGAAATGTTCTGAAATCTATACCATCAAACAATACTTGATCTTGTGGATTTAATGCCAGTCCTTGTGTTGCCAAAGTTAATTTTGTTAGGTCTGAATTTAAAACATTTGAAGCTAATGAAGCAACTGAACTACCAACTTTAGGCACTAAACTAGTTCCTTTTATTAATGCATTAACTAAACTAGTTTTTCCATATGATGAATTATATTGAAAAGCAACCGTTTCTGGCATATATAAAGCGACTGTAGCTGCAATTCTCTTTTTTCTTTTATTCAATAATACATTAAAAGATTCAGATACACCATTTTCAGCTGTGTCACCAAGAAAATTTGAAAAATTTGACGCAAATGTTCCTAATGTGTCTAAAACTGCTCCGCTGCCACCTTTAAAGAGATTACCAAGGTCAGTAATACCACCTTGAACATCGTAATTAACCGGTTCTATTTCATTAATTTCAAATTTAATGGAGTGACCTTTAGTTGCAGAACCTAAATCTCTAGGATATTGGTGAATGGCCAATTGATTTGAGTTTCCAAATAATACGCCTAGTGGACCACCAGGTATATTTGTTAAACCTGGAATAGCTAGACCGCCGATACTGGATGGAATAGAAATGATTGCCATGACTTTTCTTTAATTTGATTGATTATACATATTTATATGGCTTATACAGGACAATTCAGACCAAGAAACCCCAAAAAGTACATAGGGGACTCAAATAACATCATCTACCGCTCCACATGGGAGTGTAAGGTGATGTCTTGGCTCGACCTAAACGACAATATCATATCTTGGGCTTCAGAAGAAGTAATCATTCCATACATCTCACCCGTTGATAATCGTTACCATAGGTACTTTCCGGACTTTCTAGTTAAAGTTAAAACCAGAGAAGGTACCACCAAAACGATGATGCTTGAGGTCAAACCTAAAAAACAGACAAGACCACCAGAACCACAAAAAAGAAAAACCAAACAATACATCAATGAGGTGGTTACATGGGGTGTCAACCAGTCCAAATGGAAGGCAGCTGAAGAATATTGTTTAGACCGAGGTTGGGAGTTCAAAATACTCACAGAAGATCACCTAGGCCTCAACTAAATAATTGAATGCTTACCTCTAAATTATCCAAACTTGCTGAAGAACACTCAAAACTCAATGCCGATATATTGAGTAAACAATCTGTAACTTGGATTTTAGATAAGATTAGAGATATTCGTAATCCTTCACAAATAGGTAGGGAATTGCTTTCTGATAAGTCCAGACATACTACCAATATTAAGTTGGGTAGATTGTACTGTTTTTACTATGATCCTAAGACCAAAGATGATTTACCATATTATGATAGATTTCCATTGATTTTGGTATTGGACAAGTATGCTGATGGTTTTCTAGGTTTAAACCTACATTACTTACCATACCGTTACAGAGTGGCATTTTTAAACAAACTATTGCAATACGCAGTCCTAAACAAAGAAGATGAAGTCCAAAGGTTGAGAGTTACTTATGACATTTTGACTGCATCCAAGCGCTTCCGTGAGTTTAGGCCGTGTCTTAAAAAGTATCTCTATAACCATATGAGATCAAAATTACTTACCATTCAGCCAAATGAGTGGGAAGTGGCATCTTTCTTACCTATACAGCAATTTAAGGGTGCCAGAACCGACAAAGTATGGAAAGAATCCATAGAAGAAATAAGGAAACAATAATGGCTGGTAATATTAGCGAATTTAAATCAAGTTTCACCAAAGACATTGCTCGAGCCAATAGGTTCGATGTTTTTGTTCCTATTCCTTTGGTTCTTCTACCCTATTTTAAATCCACACGAACATTAAAGTTTCGTTGTGAGAGTGCTAATTTGCCAGGTAAAACATTTGCCACAACTGAACAAAAGTTTGGATCTGCACCTGTAGAAAAATTTCCATACATGACAACCTATCAAGATATTGATTTAACATTTCTCGTTGACGATGATATGCGTCAAAAATTATTGTTTGATGGTTGGATGAATTATATTAGTCCTGTTTATAA